ATATTTCTTCTTCATTAATATCGTCCATAGTAGAGAGCTCTTCCGGGCCCTCTAACCTATCTAACACACCCTCATAATATATACTCAAGCCCGGAGAGGCAGGTAACATAATAATAACGTGTTTAGGGTCAATCTCAAAATATTTTTCATCTGTGAAGGGTTGTACCCATCGTGATAGCATCAACGATTCTGTCATGCCGGTGACCGTGAGTTTCGGAGAGACATGCATTAGAAGGGGTCTTGTGATTTCGTATTTGCCGTTATCTTCGGAAAGCTCACAAATGATATTTTCACCACTAATGAGCTTCAAGATTTTGTATGTATCTGTGTTCATCGTAGTTTTACCTTACTGATTTCATAGTTGAATTGTTCTGCATTGTATATATTTATGCGTTCTTGAAAATGGTTCAGTGTAAAGTTGGGTTGATCACGAAACGTCATATCATCTGCAATGTCAAAAATCAAAACGGAATCCTTACTCTCCCCTTGACGCAATCCTCTACCGATACTTTGGAGCACTCTAATTCTAGACTTAGACGGGCTCGCGAGCACGATGTTGTGGATATTGCGAATGTTGATACCAGTACTAAAAGTACCATACGATGCAATGGTAATTGAATTTTTTTCCTTTTCAACAATAGACCGTATTTCTTCACGTTCTGTAGTGCTAGTGTTGCCATAGATGAAAAACAATTTTCGCATCCTGTCGTCAAAGAAACCCTCATTCTGAGTTTTCTGAACTTGCTCATATAACGGTTTGCCATGTTTCTCAACTAACTGATATAGACATAGTGTGTTACCTTTCAAATGCATAAGTAACCCAGCAATAAATTCGTTTCTTCTTTCATTTTCTCCAAGAAACTGAAGCTCATCGGAGTATGTCATTCTCTCGCGTATATTTTCATGCTTTAAAATAATACACTTGACTTTGAGATTAGCAAGAGATTTCTTCTCAATTAACTCCTTTGTGGTCACCACTTTTTCAACAGGACCAAATAGACCCTCTAAAACAAGTTGGTGCGTCTGTGTCCCGTCTAGGGTGCCTGTAAGACCGAATCTGTACTTACATTGGTGTAACTTAGTCATGATGCCAGTAAGAGACTTAGCCTTAAACATATGCGCCTCATCACCAATCACACAACCAAACTGTTCAAAATACTTCTTTGGCAGTTTATAGACAGACTGCCATGTAGAAATTACAACGTCTTTTTCAACTTTACTAGAATGTCCCTGATATACTCTTTGACAGTATGTACCAGAACTCCAACCATAATCTTCGAAATCTGAATACATCTGTTCCACAAGTGAGGTAGTGGGAACTAGTATCAGGGTCTTTAACCCCATCATATGATAATATCGAACTAACGAATATATTACAAGTGACTTACCCGAAGCAGTAGGACTAACGATAAGAGCGCGATTTCTGGCAATACAGTGATGTACTGCATCAATTTGGTAGTCACGCACCTTGATAGATTTACCGGCAGCTCTGGGTTTGAGTGACCTGATAAAATCTCTAACGACTTGACGTACAACATTCCGCTCATTTTCTACCCCTTCTTCTAATATATAGTCAATTTTGTTTTTTTGACAGAACCCTTTTATGTATTCTAATAGTCCAACGTATATCTCACCTGTTGCTGGAGAAAAGAGTCGTATCTTTCCATCCCACATTCGATTGCGATACATGGGCATAAACTTAAAACCCGGCACTTCAAAAGTAAAAAACTCAGCTAACTCTTGTCGAGTAGAATCTGTCATATCATCTAGGACTAGATATACTTCGTTCTTTTTTGATATACGCACAATTAACCCCTCTCAATATATTTCATTTTAATTTCTTTGGGGCTGAAGAAGTCTACAATAATTCCAGTGGCAAGACCTTTATCATAGTCCTTACAACTAAAAATATCGATATAACAATCACCAGTTTTATCTACAAAATGTCCAGTGATATTGCTTGTCTCAATCATTTGACAGAAACTAAATCCTGCAACATCAGGATTATGAGACGCAAAGTGAGCAATCATAGGTTCGCCATATGATTTCATACCTATGTCTTTTACGATGTTTAATATAAATGATCGAATGTTTTCTTCTGTAAATTTTTCTACAGGACATTCTTCGCAGTCAAAAAGAGTGTGATAACCCCAAGTCATTATGGCCTTCCTAGTAACCAACCCACGATAGATTTTCTGACTCCAGACTTTACAGGTCTTACTCTGTGCCACATGTGCGCGGGAAATATTATAGTGTTGTATTGTTCAGATTTAAATGTTTCGTATCTTCTTTTATCCTCTGGATTTTTTGTCTCAATGTCAAATTCACCACCTTCGAAATCATCATTTAGAATAGTCGAAAAAGATACCTTTCGAACTAGTCCATTAGAATATGGCTCGTCATGAACGTCACGATGCCACCCATATTCATCACCAACATCATATTCAGAATATTGCAATGGTTCAATATCAGTCAGATTTATTAGTGTGGTATAATCGATTATGTTAAAAATTTCTCTACAGATTTCAACATCTTTAATAAAAGATACCTTTGATTTTCTTTTAACCTTGCCACTTTCATTCGTAATAACACCTTCTTCCAACGTATTAGGAACAGAAAAAACATTATGAATGTTGGTGTAATGAATCATATCATACCCGCTTCAAACTTCTTCCAATCAGTTGCATTACGAATGTCCCATCCACGATTGTCGATAGACTTGATTACACCTTTGCAGTAGTCCACACAGGATTCGTAATACCCGATTTTGTTTTGGAGTCGAAGAATGTCATCGTCAGATTGAATATACATCTGAAGGTCTGTCTTCATAACCTTGATGTCAAAGGGTTTGGATGCATACACTTTTGCATCTGCCTTACCACCATAGTACTCCCACTTCTCGCGGTACATCTGTTGGTGGTCAGTCTTTGATTTGATGAGCAGAAGTTCGAAGTCAGCCTTGTAGTCCAACCACTTCTGTTTGATCATTTGATTTTTAAAAGATTCCTGATCAATGTGTTCTAGATCAGATACGGGAAGGTCTTCCCTTGCAGTTCGTTTTAGTGTCTCTAAATCCATGTTTACCTCATAATAAAAAAAGCGAGCAGTTTGGTTTCTCTCTGTACTATATTGACCCTGATGAGTTCGAACGAGTTGTCACCAGAAATTAAGTCTAAGATTTGATAATTGTTAAAGCTTACCAAATCTGCTCAATTCTATTTAGACACTCTCAAATTTGTAGATTTGGTACATGAAGGTAGCATCAACAGTCATGTACTCAACATCTGTTATACCCTGCGAGTATCTAAGATCGCCTAGCGATGTTGGAAACACGTTTTGAAAATTTACGTTTAGGATTGGATTGTTCTTATTTGACAGAATCATTAGAAACGCATCTGAGTACATTGCTCTATCAGGAGTTGATTGTCCAACAAGGTCAATTGACGGTGTTGAACCTCCAGCTGGAGTGTTTGATGTAACGTCTCTGTGTGTTCTGAACTGACTTCTGTTTTCTGGAAACGCATATCCTGTCATCCAGTTATGAAGCGCTTGATAGTTTGTAAGGTACTCATCAACAATAAACGTGATAGTGAGATCATTGTATGTTAGTTTATCACCCTGTAATGGAATATCCTTGAAGGGTGTATTAAAATCTACAGATGTTGCTGTGATACCAGGCAAGGTAGCATCAATAGTAAAAAATTCAACGTCCGGCAGTTGTTTAATACCAAAACGAAACTGAGATGGACTAGCGTAGTCCAGCTGGTCTGGTTGTCTTGCGAGCGGTGATGTTGATGTAACCATGATACTATTTAGTCCTTTATGATATCTTTATGAAATAACTTGATTGATCAGTATCAGACGATCCATACAAATACAACAGATTTATAAATTCATCTTGTTTATTTTTTGGTGATGATTCTAAAACATCTAAAAATTTCATACAAACAATTTTACTATTTCTCCAATTTAGATTTGTTTCCGTGGCAAATTTATTTTGAAATTCGCTAAACTCCATTAATGGAACATTTACTCTTTGTCCTGCATTATATTTTTTATATAGAACATATAATTTTTCTGGATAATCATCTTTTGATGCTTCTAGAAATAGTTGAGACTCGCCTGCTTGGGGAAGAAATTCTTTACCCAAAACTTGGTCCGTATAAAAATTAACATTACCCCCACCAATTTTACCGGCGGCAGCTGCGGTTCCTTTAATTTCACCTTGCCAAGAAGTAGAACCACCAAAGGTTCTAAATTGTATTTCACCAGAATTAGTTTCTATGTAAATGTCTTGTGATGAGAAAAAGTTACCTGTCTTACCATACTTATAACCACCATAGGTATATTTCTTTTTTGTAGTTGCATTTGGAATTTTATAGTAAGTAATAGTTGCTGATGAATTTGCAGCAACTTTTTTCAAGGAAATACCTAATAGTTTTGTTTTATCTGAAGAGTTTTTTGCTCCTGCAAGTTCTGCAACCTTATCATTAAGTGTTCCCCAACTAGAAGTAAATTTATCTAGAGGTCTGTCTGTTGGCCGTAGTGTACTCATCCAGATATCGCCTGGATTCCACTTATCGTGAGAGAAAGAACCTGGCGCTTGTGGTTTTTTAGATTTCCTGTCTATATTATGACATGTAGTTTTTGCTTTGTATAGATTTGTCATAAAGGTAGAACCTCTGTGAAAATATACCTTTCCCGAAACCTTTCTACCAAATTTCTCCCAAAGTAAATTTGCCGTTTTTATATATACGTCTGTCTCTACCCAATCAGCTGGGCCCTTATCCAAACAATCTTTCAATGACTTATCTGTATAAGCACAATCTTTTGTACTTTCTAACTCTTTATTAGATACAGACGAAACTTTGCGTTTTGCTTTGTTAAAAACATATGCACAGTAAAAACACTGTAGAGATTCGGTAAGAGCAGTATCGTCTGCTCCACCGCCTGAACCACCACCGCCACCAAAATCTTTATCTTTAAATATCTTAGTTGCTTTTATTTCAAGTAGATTTTTTTTGCTATCGTTCTTTTTATAGTAAAGAAGAACTCTTTCTTTTTTATCATATTCCACACCTACAATTGTTTGACCAACTTTAGTTGTGCCTATGACAAAATCTTTTTTATCTTTTATTTTTTTGAGAAAAATATCATCACGCATCAATCCAGCATATGGGCCGCCAGACGCCATCTTTTTAAAATCACCAGATTGTAGAGCAGCCATATTATCACTCCTTTATATTATATTTATAGTATAGAGTGATTTCAATGTGTTGTCAACAAAAAAGGGGAGAGCCGAAGCTCTCCCCCAAGTCTGTTAGACCCCTTATTTTACATAAGGTTAGAGACTTTAACGCGACGATACCAAGCGTTGGTGTTCGCATCCAGCGAAGCATCGGTGTTAACCGTGTCACCAGCAGCAGCCGCACCCGCAGCAGCGAATGGGTTAGCAGCAAGACCATAACGGGTCTTGAAACCAATCTTGGGCTGGAAGGAGTTCTCACCAACCGCACGAACCATCTGAAGCGGAACGTATGGGCAGTAGAAGAAACCAGCATCGTAAGGCGATGTGCCCTTGTAACCACAGACGTAGTACTGAGAAGCAGCGACGTTTGCAGAATACGGGTCAACATAGACCTTGAAACGACCGTTCATCACACCAGCGAATGTGGTGGATGTGTCGTCAACCGACAGGTTGTTGTTCAGAGCAGGCGTGTAATCAAGAACACCAGCCATCTGAAGAGCAGAAGCAACGTCAGCCGAAACGATCAGCATGTTACCTTTGCCGCGACGAGTCTGCTGACCAATCGCATTGGCATCACGCTCGATCTGGAACATCAGACCCTTGAACTTCTCAACCGACCAACGACCATTCGAGTCGGTGTCCAGATCAAAGATACCAGCGTTAGTTGTGTTAACCTGAGCACCCGCAACCGCCGTAACATACAGCGAACGAACAACTTCACGGTTGATTTCAGCAAGGATTTCTGTGGACAGAATGTTGCTGAGTTCTGTCTCGGCGTCCAAACCGTGGATCGCCTTGAGGTCTTGCGCCAGTTCCATCGTGTACTCAGCTTTGAGCGCACGGGAAACCGCAGTAACCGTTGACTTCTCAATGGAGAAGGCCATTTCAGCGAAAGCGTTCG